ATGCAAGTATGACAATACGATATTTCTATTCGTATCCATGATACCTGATGTGCAATATGTTATAGCATCTTTTGCAATTCTGATTCCGCTATTTGCAGACGTATTGTTTAGACCTTTTGGATTGTATAGGAAATACTCTTCGCCTTTACCGAAGTCATACTTCATAAACTCGTCTGCAGTTTTTGGTTTTGTTATCTGCCTTACTTTCTTAATCTTATGTGGATCTACGTAACGTAATTCTTTAATACCATCTGCAGGATTATCTAAATCAATAACCTTATGATAATACAAACGCCCATCAATGTACCATCTGCGGAACATCTCATGAGCTTTACTATCGAATCCGAATAAGTTTTTAATGTAATCGAACTCGTCTCTGATTATATTTTTTACTGCGTCACTAACTTCTAAGTTATCTAAGTTAATTTGCACAGGACTATCGTTCTGGTCAGCAACGATTGCCTCATGTATAATATCTTCGATGGCACTGTCCACTTCTGGATGCATCGCCATCGTACGATACTTCTTCACCATGTCATACTCAGTCTTGAAGTTACCGTCTAGGTCAAGATACTGACCGTAGTAACCTCCTGCAATATAACTCGTAGCTCCATCGTCAGAAGACGGTTGGATAGGAGACGGAGCACGACTCTTTTCCTGTTGCTTCTTAAACGAGAAACCGAATAACTCTGCCATAATATTTGTGGTTTCTTATCTCTACTATTTAGGTACGTTTCTAAACGAGGGAATCGTTAGAACTATTACCTACATCAACTGCTTTTGATGTGTGGAATTGATATGCAAATTCTACGTCGAATTCTTCGTATGAATCATTGTTGTCATATGCAACTGAAACCTGTGAAACTGATACAGGGAACGCGGAGAATAATTCGTATTGACGAATTACTTTAAGGTTCTGTCCGTCTCCATCAAACTTACTTAGTTGATCAACTTTGATATTCTTAAGAATACCATCAGAATCACTGTTTATTCCTGCAGTTGCAATGTTTGCACCCACACCGTTTGTTAGTTCGATCCATTTTTCGTATGCTGCACGTAACTCAAATGCGTCATCCATATAGAATGTTCCAGTCCATGTCTCATAAGTTCTGTCGCCAGGCACTTTAAGTACACGACCTCTAAATGGTAGTTCAACAGTTCCTACGTTTGTTGCAGGAAGTGCTGCTGCTTTACACATGTATGTTACTGACTCTTCTGGTTTTCCAGTTCCGTCAATTGTTGGGTCTGATACTCCCTGTGGGAATCCATGTTCTACTGAGAACAGGTTAGGGCGAACCCCGCCCTTGATTGCCGATTGGAAAGTAAGTAAACCTAATCCTTTCTTTGCCATTGTTAAATTGCTCCGTTAGTTATCTGCGAGGGGTTACTTCTTCAAATGATACACCTGTGCGTGTAGCAATGAAGGTTAGTGTGATAAAGTTGATTGAACGTGCAGGCTTAATAAAGAAGTCTGCTTTAAATTCGTTCGCGTCGATGACTGCACCAGTGTTATTGGTGTCATCACACACAACTAAGAAGTCTGTGATTCCTCTTTCAGCTTGAATACCTCTAAGGAATGGTTCAACAACATTCTTGAAGTTGTTACGTGTGAACTCATCGTTAAGTTCAAAAAGGACTCCCTTCGCAGCATTGCCGATTGTCTTCTCTATCACATTGAAAAGACGTCTAACATTGATGCGATCAAATGCAGATGGTGAAGCGAGAGCAGTTTTGTCTCCAAAAAGAACAATGCCTTGACCAGGTAAACTGGTTACTGGATTGATCCTTCTCTGATAGAGTTGGTCTCTTTCAGATTTAGTTGGTGAGTATGCTAGTTTTACAGCACCTCTAATTGCACCACGATTCAATCCTGCGGGAGAGAACCATGGAGTACCGTTTGCAGTTACGCTTGCACATAATCCTGCAACGTCTCCGTTAAGAGGAACGTAACGATACTTGTCAGCAAATCTGTCGTAGATATATTTCCATCCACTATCAAACACACCGAATGATGTTGCTTGCATACCTTCATAGAAATCTATTACGTTTTGTGTTTGTGTTGCTGAAGATGTAACTCCAACGACATCGTTATAGTAAGGGGAGACGAAACCAACAGCGTCTTTTCTGCCAGAAGCAATTGAAAGAACTTTAGCAGCGATTTGTTGATTGTCTGTTTTTCCAGTTTTAACACCTCCTCCCATTAGAACATAATCAATGTCAACTGTTTCAGTATCTGCAAACTCGTTAAGAGCAGTTATGATCTGTCCAGCTGTTGCTACTCCCTCTTCTGCACCTTTTACAAAACTGTAAGATCTGTTAGCAGAATCTGATGAGAATAAATCAAATGTAGTTGTGCTTGGATTTCCTGCATTACTTGTTCCACCAAAGTTAGCAGCAGAAGTAATTTCAGCGTTAGCACTTACATCGTATGCATTGTTCTCATGTGAACCCCAGTAAACATACTGAGAACTATTAAGAACAACTGTAGGGTAGTAATTTACTGCACCTGATTGTGTCTTAGCATCATTTGCTTTTGACACATATATGAATTTTTCTAGTAATGTATTTGGTTGACCAGTAATAACTCCTGTTGAATCATATACAACAATGTGCATTTCATCGTTAGCACCACCACGTTCTGCAACGTAAGGTGAAGTGCCAGGTCTAGGAGCAATTGATGACCAGTTTACACTACCGTATGCAACTTGAGAATCATACCAATCTGCTTTTGCTGATACAACTGCATCAGTAACACCGTTTTCAATAACATCAGTAGCGATCCAAGTATCAGAAGTAATTAAGGAGACTTTGTTTGATGTTGCATCCCATGCGTAAATAAATCCAGACTTAGCACCATTAGGAGATCCAGATGCTGTAGAGACTTGAGTTCCTACGGTTGTAGTATTCAATGCACTGTCAAGTGTCAAAGTTACATCAGCACCTTTATCAATGATTCCTACTTTAATACCGTTGCCCTCTTTGCCAGGTGTTCTTGCTGCCCAGTTAAATGGATTTGATGCAGCACCAAGATATGTTGCTTCGTATACATCTACTGTTGGAATAGAAAGCGTGTATGGAGAAGTTACGTTATCATCTGATGCAGTTAATTGTCCTGTTGTAGAACAACGAACAACGTCAAGAACTCCACCGTACTGTAGAAAACTTGCAGCCGTCCACCAGTCGTTTGCATTCTTTTCGGTTGGTTGTCCGAATATTTCAATTAGTTGAGATTCGGATGCTATGCGGGTTGGTTTAAGAACAGGTCCTTTCTCAAAGGCACCTACTAATCCTCCAACGTTTACTTCAACCGTCTCAATCGAACCAATAGTCAGATCCCTCTCTTGGATCTCAACTCCTGGCGATAAGAGCGTGCTAGCCATGTATTTACTCCTGATGTAATAACAATTTTTGTCTAATATTATTTAGAAAAAGCTCGTTCTTTAGCGATACTCCCATAAACTTGCCATGTCACCATACTCATCTAACTTCCATTTTTCTTGATTTTCTTCATTCATATCAATCCTCCATACATTACCCTGACTGTCTATCTCCCTCTCTTCTTCTAATCCGTCATCTATAAAACCAAAAGGTGCCATGTCTTGTTCAATAGCATTCTTTTGCTCTTCATATATACGTCTTCTGATGTCCTGATCGGTCATCTCTTTGAAATATTCTTGCTGTACTAACCATGCAAAAATGACTAAACACATTACAAGATCGTCATTGTATCCTTCGTCTGCCTCAAAACTTTGTTTGTTTTGTATAAATGTAGTCAACTCAGATACGATGTTATAATCCTTAACAAGTAACTTGTCATCTTCTATTAGTGTCTTAAGGTTAGAGCATCCTTGTGCTTTGACAGTCTTGCTCATTTTTACACCCATCTGGACTTTGTTACCTGAGAATCCCTGTCCAACAATTTGCCCTGCTCTACCACGCATGGCACACATCAATACATTCTCATATTCTAGATCGTAGAATAAACTACCAGATACTGCTTCTCCAATATCATTTACCTCAGTAAGAACGTATGCTTTATTATAGTTTGTCGCTACATTGAATATTATATTAGGATATACCATTGGTCTGACATCATGGTCACGGTATTTTGCAACTAGTTGCCATGGTGCACGTGTAATATCAATTACCACAAAGGCAGAGTAATCCTGTGCGAGACCACGAGATACGTCCACACATATAATATAATCATGATCACGTACAGGATTTTCATATACGTCGAGAGATCCGTTGGTCGTAATGGGGTCATCGTAAGTTAATGTTCTAAGTTTGCTTGCTGTTATTAATGTGTCAACAGATCCTAGGAACTCGCACTCGAACTCCTGTGTGAACTGTCGTTCAGATGTATTTGCTATAGTTGTTTCTTTCCACTTCGCATCTCTGCCTGGCACTTTTGACCAGTGAACTTCAGACCATGCATATCCATTTCTACCTTTCTGTGCATCTACCCATAACTTATAGAAATGGTTCATTCCATTTGGCGTGGAAATAATGATGACTTTTGTGGATGTACCAGAAGTAATAGTAGGATAAACGGAACTAA